CTTCTGGTTGGGGTTCTTGTTCCCCTTCGGCCCGGTGAAGTCGTATTTGACGATAGGCTTGCCGGAATCGTCGGCCTCGATGCCCGTGACGGAGTAGAGACCGCCGTTCAGGTTCCACACTTGCCCCGGCTTGAGATCCGCCGTAGGCGCAGTAGCCCCCGCCTCTGTCTTCGGGGCAGGGGCCTCCGCGCTAGACGGCTGGATCACCTCCCTTTGCTCCGGTTGAGCAACTTGCTGAGCACTAGGAGGACCTCCTTTCTTTGGCGTTACGGGCACAGATTCTTTGGGCGGCTCAACAGGGGCCTCTCCAGGCGGCGCAGCCGTAACAGCAGGGGCTTGCGTTTTCTGACGAGCCAATTCCTCTTTGCGGGCCAAGATTTTGGCCTGAGCATCTTCCTGCTTCAGTTTGCCGACTTCGACCTGTTCTCTGCGAAGGGTATCGGGCGGAGGGGCAGCGGCTTCTCCTACGGCTTCTTTAACCGCCTCGCTCTTGGTGGGTGGCTCTCCTGTGGCTGTGGCCCCTTCAGGCATGACCGTATGCGCTGCTAACGGGCCAGCCATAAGAGCATCGCCAATCGCATCGGCAACATTGGCCCCAGTTGGGTTCTTGATAGCCTTAGCGGTCTTCTCTATGGCACTTGGGACCATCTGGACTGCATACGCGCCGCTAACAAGTCGCGAAATAAGCGCCTTTCCCCCTGCGGCGGCTGGGCCTATAAGACTTGTCACACCTAACGGCGACATCATAAAGTCGGCTAAACCAGCGCCTTTTTCGCGCATTTTAGAAACAAAATCGTGGCCCCATGTCCCTGGAGGCAGAATATAAGGCGCACCACTAGGGTTCGGGATAGTAATGACTTGGTTTTGATTAGCCTCTTCCGTTCTTTGGGCTAGGGATTTGCCGGTTAATGTTTGTGGTAAGCCAGTCTGCGCCTGCTCGGCGAACTGGTTTGCTATCCCATAGGCTCGCATCCCCAGACCACCCTGCGGCTGCACGTTGACCTTTGGCGCGGCGACAGGCGGAGGAGGGCCTAAAGCGCCCATCCCTGGGACTGGCGGAGGGGTGGTTGGCTGCGCGGTAGTGGGCTGAGCCTGACTCCACAAACCAATCAGATCTGCTGTAGTCTTAGGAGTAGATAGCTCCGACTTGCTGGATTTAGGCGTAGAATGTGGTTGCGGCTGTCCTTGCCACAGGCTAATCAGGTCCGCAGTCGAATTCGGCGGGGTTGCCATTGGCTTCTGCTACCTAACATACCCTAAATCTTTATAGTGCTTCACCATAGCATCAATTGCTGCGGTCTGCATCCCCTTGGCTTTTGCATCCGCTCGTAATTGTGATTCAGTGGTGACAGGCTTAGTGGCCTTGGGAATAATAGCCCCTGGTGGAACATTGGAAGCGGTTTTCTCAGCCTTGGTTTCTGGAACTGCATCGGTCCTTCTCATTGCGCCAGCCGCGCCGTTGGACTTAGACGCATCCGCCTTCGCCTTAGATGGGTCGTTAAACGTCGTAGCGGCAGCCGCGCTCCCGCCCCTGCCCACCATCTTATCCACCGGCATCCCGTCGATGTGATGGATGACTTGTTCGCGCTGTTGGTCAGTTAGGTGTTGATAGAACTCTGGGTGATCCCTGACATTGCCAACAGCCCATTTCCTAAGAGCATCCGCACTCTCGGTACGCTTGGGGTCTTTCGGATCACTCGCTGACTTTCTGAGCCGAGCAATTTCCGCTTCAGATGCAGGCGTCCCATCTCCGTGAACGTCGTTGACGATAGACCTGGAAACATCGTCCAGTTCCCTGGGATTGTACTTGTCCTTTTTGTCGTCAAGCGTCAGTTTCTTTAATGCCGCATTGAGGCTGGCATTAGAAGCGGATTCTGCAATCTTGGTCTGCCTCTCCCTATCGCTCAGGTTAATGGCGGCATCGTAAGCGCCCTGAAGATTCTTAGCGCCCTTCGGCTGTTTGTTGAGAATGGCCTGGACGGAAATACTGAGAGGGTTGTCGGGGTTCCTCTCCAGTTTTGCAACGATGCTCTTTTCGCCGTCGTCCAGTTTATCCTTGCCCAGTGTCTTAGACCAAGACGCATAGGCGCGGTCAAGCTCAACCTGCTTCTCTGTGGGGGGCTTCGGGGCGGATTCATTGCCCATGCGAAGGCTTCCCGGCTTGATGGTGTCAAGAGAAACGGGATTCCCCTTCCCATCCTCTAATCCTTTGTCTGTCCTAACGACATTGATTTGTTTCCCGTCCACTTCGGCTGTGCCATAGTCGGTGACTTTAGCTGTTTCGGCCTTCTCTGGGATGGATTTGATTATTTCAACTAAACCAGAAGGTAATTTGTCGGTTGGGGTTTTCCCTAAAGCATTCATGATTTGAGCAAGTTCTGGATCTTTGAAAATATCCGCCCTGCTCTTAATAGTGCCGTCCGACAACCCTTTACTTATCTTGTTTATAGCAATTGATCCGGATTGAGCAATCTGTGCCGTCTGCGACTGCGCCATCCTCACGTCATGCGACACGTCGCCCAGCGTTGCCCTTACGGTCTTCTCGTCGAAAGACGACGCCTGAGCACCGGGACCAAGCATGTTGGTTGCGGCCTGATGGAAAAACTTCACGATGGGGCTTTGATCTTGATCGTCCTTTTTCCCCTTCTTCTTGCCGCCCTGCCCAGAATCTCCGCCTCCGCCCGCCGCGTCGGGGCTAGTCTGATCCCTCAATATCCCAAGCCTCAAGGCCTCTAGTTTGTCAATTTGCTGCTTCTGCAAAGCTGGGTCAATGTCAGATTTACGGACGTACTCCTCTGTCTGCCCAATCCGGTTATAAATATCCGCTTCTTTCTGCCGCGACTTGGCATATTGCATTGCCCGGCCCTTGGACATTCCTTCAAGGAACTTGTCAATTATCATCGCCCCCTTGCCCAGCTTCCCCATATAACCGCTAGGGCGTTGCTGGGAAGCCTGATAGGTAGAAGGCGCGACTTGAGACGGGTCTAGGAATGAACTGAACGGCCCGGCTGCGGGATTGGCCGTCGTAGCCGTCGTCTGAGCAGTTTCGGGAGGTGGACTCGTGGTGATGGGAGTAGTAGACAAAACCGTACCCTCCTACTGTGCGGCAATGGCCCGTCTAAGTGCTTGGTCGAAAAGCGGTTTGAAAATAGCCCGAAGGAAACTGGACCGTCGCACACCCCATGCCACTTGACGACCAATCGCTCGGTAAATAGAAACGACAATCCGGCCAATGGCGGTTTCAGAGAATGGGCCAACCAACCATGCCCGAATAAGATGGACACGAGAATCATCCACCCCATAGAGAGCTTCGGCAATCCAGCAGGGCCTTCCGCCAATAGCCATACCCGCGCCGCCCGCAATTGCGCCGATCATGCCCATGGTGCTGGCCTTGCCCTGCTCGTTGGCGCTCATCACGGCTTGGTTGCTTTGGCTCGCAAGCCCTCCAGCGTTCAAAGATGCGCCAGTTTCCTGAAGACCGATACCCGCTGATGCCAACCCGATATTGGTATTGGACTGAAGCGCATTTTGGAAAAGCTGGTTGAGCGTGGTGGACATCTGCGTTGCTTCGCCCTGCTTGGAGGCAGCGAGAGCATAATCTCTTCCCGGCCCTGCGGGGACTGAATTCATGATTTGCTCTTGCGCCTGCTTCTCGGTTTGAGCGATGGTTCCAGTGGCGGGGCCTGCGGCAGAGATCAGGTTAGAATAGTTGCCGCTTTCAGCCGCATTGATGACTCCGGTATTGTACGTCTTTTGCGGGGCCGTCAATGTTTGCTCTTGGGCAAGCTGGTTCTGCGCCATCCCGAGGTACTGTTGTTCGACGCCCAATTGCTGCTGGGTGATCTGATTCTGCTGGCCTTGTCCTTGGTCGCCGCCCATAAGTTACTGCTCCTTTATTGGGAATCGTGGTCCTTGAAAGGACTAAGCTCCTCCCACATCTCCCGCGTAATCCACGAAATATAGACCCCGCAAACCTCGCCCTTCCAAGTGGTGAAGTATGGGACGGGCTCGGCAGTGTGCCCAAACCCCAGATTCTTCATAAACATCAGCATGGCTCTGTTTTTTTCGGGCGTCGTCCCAAACAGAACGTCGATGTCGTAGCGGTCGAAGGTCTGCTCCAACATCATCTGGGACAGCGGGAAGGTCACATCCCGATGCTGGTATCCAGCAAAAAAGGCACAGCCCAGTTCTGATTTCTTGCTTCCATCCCCTCTCCCCAGGGGCACAGCAATATGTCCGATCCCAATAAGGCTTGTCTTGTCTCCAGACTTCAGGTAGCAGCCGTAGGTGATGGCGTTGGGATCAGAGTACGTGGCAAGAAACTTTGGAATGCCGGGATCTGACTCGTAGAACAGCACGGAGAGCGTGCCGTCCATTTTCATTGTCAGATACGCGCTGGCGAGAAGGTCCATCGAGACTGGGGCCACGATCAGATCGCCCATCGTGTAGAGAGGACCGTCTTTTTTGAGAGTTATTGCCTGAACCATACGCTTGTAAAGAACCCCGGCGTCACTGTTGTCAGGGTAGCCAACCCCAACGTCCCGTTAGATTGCAGGAAGGCGGCTGTTCCTCCGCTGCTGACTGAAACCCACCTACCCCAATTGGGAGAAGAGGCCGCTAGTCGGTAATAGGCTGATCCATCCGGCTCCCACGGATGCCATTGATACCCTGTCCCGTTAAACTGGAGCCAGTGGTAGTAGTCGCTGATGAAGAACGTCATCCCGGCATTGTCGGCATTTGTAGCCAGCGTTCCAGCCGTAGGAAGCTGCGCTAGGGTGATGATCGTGAAAAGTGCTGCCTGTGCTACCTGTTGGCCGTTCGGCCCACCAACCTGAAGCTTGCCGCTATTGATTGCCGCCTGGATAGCTGCTATCCCGTAGAGCTTATTGGCAACCGCGTTCGTGATGAACTCGTTTGGGGATACATTCTGGGCCGTCTGCTGCGAAGAGTAGGCTGTCGCCAGAGTAGGGGACGAGAGCAGATTGGGGGAGTTTTGTCCGTAAACGCCAGACACCTTCTGGTATAGATAGCGCATCCTCTGATTCAGGGCGAAGAGGGTTTCGTCCTGGAGGTCCGATGTTTTTAACTCTGCGTAGCCGCTCGTGTTTGGCACTTTAGATCCTTGGAGCCATCAGCGTTGAAAGGGTTGTCTGCTGATACGCCGACCTTTGATCGGCTCCGCAGGCCATCCATTCTAATCGCGACCCATCCGCATAGAGCTTAAAGACCGGCAATCCAACAACTGGGGTGATGGTGGGGCTAACCGTAGGGGTAACCGTCGTTGTCACAGTAACAGTGGTCGAAACAGTGGTCGAAACAGTTGTCGAAAGAGTGATGAACGGGTTTGCTGGCATAAGGACATCTCTCTCTGCCAGAAAAAGACCCTCTGCCAGATTAGTGCCAACAAGCTCATCGGTCGGGGTGACGATCCCCGTTGTGACCACAGGGAGGCTGGTATAGAGATAGAGTTCCATGAACTCGCAATAGGAACCGTCGCCGTTGTTCGCGGTAACGACAACCTGATAGTAACGATAGGCTGTCGAGTAAACGGCGCATGTGAACTGTCGCGTCTCGTAGGGACCCCAGCCAGTCTGATTCGTTTGTGTATCAACCGTGTACCACGTACTGTTGTTATTACTCCCCTGCAAGGTCCAGTTCTTCGGCACGCGCGATTGGCTGCTGTAATTGTCGGCAACTATACGATACGCCAAGACTGGATTAGCAGAAGCGGAACCTAAGTCTATCTTAACCCAGCAACTTCCGCTGAAACTCAGCGGATCGGTTGTGGTGTTGTCGCCGTCGAAGTATTTCCACGGCGTTCCGAAGTAGCTCCCAGAGGTGGTGACCGCATAAGGCGAAGGAGTGGAGTTCCCCGTCATGTCGTGCGGGGCAACGTCAACGCCACTATCCGAGCCGAAGTAGTGCCCGCTGCCTACCGCGTCGATTGTGACTTGCGTGCCGCTGAGCACCTGGAGCACCTGACGGCTGCCATCCACCCCGCCGCCGACGCCCGTGACCCAGACGTTCTCGTACTTCCAAAGCGCGTGAGAGGCGAATGCAAGCGTGACAGGGTAAGTCCCAATCGCATTCGTGGCCGTAAGCGGGGCAAGGGTCTCTCCCATCGTGTAGACAGTCTCCGGCCAATCCCCGCCGAAGCAATTGGGATAGGAGTAGACCGGGTATAAGAGGTATTCTTCTGTACTCAGAGCCACATTAACCCCTCTTCAGCCACATCGAATATCCTGAATTTGTATATTGCACCCACGGGAATCCAAGAAAGTTCGGGGCCACTCGGTCCATTGGGACGTTTTCCATCGTGATGAAAGAATCCCACAATTGCCCGATCTCATACAGAGACCCGCTCGTTCCTTCTGGCACCCAGCAAATCACCGGGTCCATGGCGCTCGGGATTGAGCCATAAGCGGAGACAATGGAGCTACCACCGGAAAATGGACCGGAAGACTTCAGGCTGACTGGCGGTCCACCCACAGGAAGTTGGTTTGTTACGACCCAAGTAGACGCAGATGACCCAGTGCCTAGACTAAGCCTGAAAAATGGCGAGTTTTCACCGGTAAACCACGCGGCGCGAGCCAGTTGAGTAGAAGCGCCCGCGAGCAGGCCACCGCTCGTGTATGCGCCCGTACCTGTTGATCCCGTCAGTGAAAGGTGCGTCGGGTCGATCACGACACACTGCCAATAGCCGTTTGCGCCTGTGTTCCCTTGCACGTCGGCCACGAAGACGTAATCTCCGGTAGTTCTGCCGTGCGCCGTCGCTGTCGCCAGAACAACCGGGCTCGTATTACTAGCGGCGGAAATTAAAATTGGTGCATTGAACGCACGAACGTAGGGGATGCCGAATGCCATCCTGGTATAGCCCGTAGTAGAGTCCGCCAGTAACCACAAGAAACATTGATGAGCATTCGATACGAATTCCAGGACACGGGTGGGGTTTGAATAGCATAGGACGTTAACAATCCCCGCAGTGTTGGTGACCGCAGCCTGGCGCGCACTGTTAGTTAGGACAAAGCTCACCACGTCTTGCAGGACTGAGGCCACCCTAAATCTGACATAATCGCCACCATTCTCTACAAATAGGCCCATTTGCAAGCCCTGAGCCGTTACCCCGGAAAGCATGAAAAAGCCACCACCGGTAAGGAACGGCGTGTAAAAAGTGCCGAGACCGCCTATGTATAGATTGGGCGATCCCCAGGAAGCAGTGGGGTCGGCAATCCCGATGATGCTGTTGGCTGCCGCGCCCGTTCCAGCCGAGACTAAGTGAATCAGTAAATTGTTGGTGCCGTCAACGGTCGCCGTCATTAGCCCGGTACTAGTCATTGCCGCAGCAAGATTCGCAGCCACCGCTGGCAGGTTGGCCCCAACTAGAATCTGGTTTGCCCCGGTGATGGTCGCAACGTAGGTCCAGACCTGCGTCGGGAACAATGCCCAAGGGCTAGAGAAGGTAATCGTCCAGCCCGGATTTGGGTAGCCGGTAACCAGCACATCCCCAGTGGCGGCAAACTGCTGCGAAATGGTCCAGCCTGAGAGAACTAATTGATCCACAACCGCTTGCATCAATGTCATCGTCGTCGTGCATGGCACCTCGGAGTACTTCGTCGAGCCGACCGAACTGATTTGAAGTGACATAAAATCCTTTAGCTGGCAACCGTATCAATTGTCATCCTTTTCCGCTTGCTCTTGTTCAGAGAAACATCACCTTCGTTGTCTATGAGAGAAGCGGGCAAATAGAACCGTTCAACGTCCCGCTGTGGGTGCGCCGGTAGGGTAATCTGATAAAACGGCTCTCCGTCGTCCCCGTAAAATGTCACCCGAATTGGCACAGAACAAGTGTACTCCAGCCACGCCTGCTTGACGAAATTGTATCCATCGTATCCGAAGTTGAACTCGTAGGAATCCCAATGAGACACAGCCATCGGCTCTTTCCAGAAATCGAAACTGTGCTTGAAGTATTGGGAGTATCCCCCTGGAGATGGCGTGAAAACAAGCCGAGTGTTTTTCGAGATCAAGTCGCTCTGTAGAGTCAAGATACGAGCCCGGTCATTCAACGTGGTGACAACAGAGATCGGATCCCCCAGATTCCCAGAATCCCCTTGCAGTTGAACCGCGCATGGCAACCCCGATGAATTCATTTCTAGGTTGAGAGTCCTGAAAACTTTGTCGCCAGAATACTCCAGGTCGCTCCACTCTGTATAGAGAGTCCTGTCGGCAGGATACTTACTGAGGCCGGGAAACGAGTAAGAGAAATGCTTAAAGGGGACGCCCGCAACCGTTGGCCGCAACCGAACCTTCTTGACGATCATGTTGTCATTCAAGGCGAAGTTGGCCGTGATCCGGTTAGGCTTCCCTCCCGTAGTGGTTGGAGGGGCTAAGACGAAAGACTGAACAGCCGTGTTCTCTTGCTGGACGCCGATAACGCCGGTCATCGTGTCCATGTTCATCACGACGGTTTGCCCCACCGGGATGTCATATTCCATCACCAATTGGTATAGTCTCTTATCAAAGGGCCATCCCAAATCGTCCCAATCGTAAGCACGCCCCACCTGGATCTGAGCTAAGGGGACGACGTTCAACGTCAACGAATAGAAGGAGCCTCCGCCTGTTGTCGTCCCAGAGATCCTTGTCTGGATGGCATAGGCTTCCTTGTGGTATCCACCCTGGATTGAATTGGGAATACGAACCCGATTGGGGTTGGGAACAATCGTGAACAACTCGTCCTGCGTTGTCGAGAAGTCGTAGAACGTCTGGATGGTCACGATGTCGGTGGACTTCATCTCCAGGATGAGATCCGCAAATGTCTTATTAGCGCTAGGAGCATTCGCCGTGAAGGCCGCTGGAGTCAAGGAATAGACGATGGCCTGCCCATCGTTTGGTGTATCCACCCAGCCATCGGACGTCCCAGAATTCTCTTCATACAGAAAGGCGAATGTGCTTGGGCTCTTGGCCGAATAGAGAATCCCTGCCGTCTTGTCGTTCAATTGAGCAGTTATGCCAACAGGAGCCCCGTTGGCTAAAGTATCGCTCAGGTTTTCAATACTCCATCTCTTAAACTTAGTATGGTATCTGAGACGGTGTGGGATGCCAAGGGTGTCCAAGTAGGAGACAAACACCTCGTTGTCGTTGTACTCCATCGTAACTACGTCTGCGCCTGCCGTCCCAAGATGAGGTCGAGTGTCGATTGGGGCATAAGATCCAATCGCATTTCCATTGAACAGCGGGTCTAGGTCTTGGCTTCTCCAGGCGCTCATCCCCCCGCTCCACGAATAGATCCCGTCGTAAGACAAGTACCACAACTCGTTGTCCGCCATGCACCATGCCTTAGTGGCCAACAAGCCCCTTTGGGCAGGGGTGGCAATAGGGGCCTCCATCTGGCCAGACGCCACAGCCACGTAGTACAGGTTGTTTAGGTTCATGCACAGAACCCCGCCAGAGAATTCCGTCAGGTTAACGATGTAATTGGAAGGGGTTCCGACGTTGATGGCGTTTGCTACGTTCGTCGTTAGGTTGATGATCGGGAAAGCCTCGGGCCTGCCAGTCTTTGACTGGTAAAGGACATGCGGATTGTTCGGATCGCCTGCAAGAAATATCGAATCAAACGCTTCTAGGGAAAGAGTTACGGGTTGGTTGGCAATAGCGTCAGCTTGGATCGTGATCGGGTTCGTAGCCGCGTCCGCATGGTCGTACTGGAGAAACAGCGTAACCGTCCCGCCGACTGCATCCACAGCCGCCAAGATCGACGTTTCTTGCGTCAGCGTGTTTATGCCCACAGTGAGAGGTGTCCCTACGGTCAGGCTTGCCAGCGAGCCGGAGGTGACTATTACGTTCAAAACCGCAAGCGTATTGGCTACGGCCACAGTGGAGGAAGTCATTACCACTGGGGTTGGAAGGGCGCTCGTTACCGGCGTATCGTTGTCAAAGTCTACTAGATTGTTAATATCTATGCTCTGGTCGCTCTGCTGATCGCTGAAAATGACAGTCTCGCCAGCCCCAGGATTAGCAGCATAGCCGACAAACCGATAGTACGAGTCAGCAAAAGAGCCCCCAGCCCTGTAGACCGAAATGGAATTCTCCCCAGTTATCTGAGGATCGTCTGTCCCGTAGAGAGTTAAATCAACGCCTTGCCGTTGTGGGCTCACCGCCGCCGTTGGAATCATCAAGGCGCAGGGATTGCCTTCGGCCCCAGTAATGGGGTTACGGAACGTGAAAATGTAACTGTACGGCTGGAGGGGGAAGTCCGATGAAGTAGTAACCGCGTTTGGCCCAGCCCCACCGGCGATATAAATGCTGCTAATGCCAAGCTCGGGGCTTCCGGTTGGGACCGCAACAGTCTTATAAACGACCTGAAACCCAGTTACATTCTTCCACGAATACACCGGGTTCCCGGCATTTCCGACAGCCAAGAATTGAGACTTTGGAATGCTAATCTCTGTCCAGACTGCGTTGCCTGAATCGGCAGCTTCAGCCGATACGGCAGCCAGTGCTTGGGCTTTAGCTTGAGTGATTTCCTGGCTGATATACGGAGTGTCGTTAAGGGCGCTCTGAGGAATGGTTGCTCCGATATTGCTGAGGTTCTGGGTAGAAGTCTGCGTACCCGTAACCTGCGGCTGGATCGCAGTCGGAAGGATTGATTTTTCATAATAGTCGGAGTTGCTATTGTTGACCAAGACTCGGAACCGGATGTCTGTATATTGAGACGGGTCTGAGGCGTAGACCGAAATGTGAACAAGATCATCCGTGGAATACCCAGTTGACGGGATTCCGTCGAAAGAAGCATCTAACGCTATAGCCATCGTCGCAAGCGTTACGAAGTCACTTGAACCAGTGTCCGTATCTAAATCCTCTGCCGCTTGAATCAAGTCCCCGACATTGGGTATATCTTCCAGATACACGCTGAAGGTAGTCGAATCGCTGGAGAGAACGGGAGCGTATTGAGTGTAGGCTGAAACCCCTCCAATAGCCGGAGTTACGATCTGCAACAGCATCCCCACGTTGATCCCAGACATAGTAGACGGGGTGATGGTGATGTTCCCTGGGACTGTCCCGCTAGCCTCTGCGACGGACATATAGGGCAATCTGCTTATGTCTGAGCCTACGGCTAAGTTGTAAACCACGTCCATGTCTGGAGGCAGCAGCGCGTACGCGCCCAACGCTGCCTGGACTGGTTGCACTGGAGGCAATATCCCCCACTTTTGAAGTCCCGGTGAAACTGTGGCTGGGTTTGTCCCGCTATCCTTCAGCATCGCGCTGGGGCAGGCAAAGTACTGGTAGGGGAGTCCGCTAGACCCAGCAGAATAGGAGATAGCGCTGAATCTCTGCCGAGCGTAAGCGTCCGATGGGGCTACGCCAGTTGCAATCTCATTCCAATCTCCGCCGTTGATCCGAGACCAAATGTTCACATCCTCGCCAACGTATAAGATTTCCTCCCCCAAGTCCCCTACGTGCAACGCAGAGATTGAATGGATGACCGGAGCTTCGTCGAAATCCTGTTGCCATTCGTCAGCCCTGGTGAGCTTCTGACTCCCCGCCCTAACCGTGATGTTCCCCTCCTGGACACTGACTACGTTAGTCAATTCGCTGTAGTGCGACTCGTCCAACAGGGCCGGGTCCTGCTTCAGTTGGAGCCCGCCATTGGGGAAAGCACGGGAAATAGGTTGGAGGTCAGCCATGTTGTCTTAGCTCATTCTGGCCTTGAGGTAGCTATTCCCTGGAGTTGACGTGACGACATAAATCCCGCCAACGGGGACTCCAGCCGTTGCCGCGCCTGGATCGTCTGCTGCCATGACAAAGGGAGAGACGACTACGCCAGGGCCTACCCCAAGAACGGTCGTAGTGGTAGGGCCAGCAACAGTGACCATCATGAAGTCTTCGATGACGATCCCTCTGAAAGTAACGGTGACGGCATCAGGCATTGGCTTGCTCCGTGTAGATGTTGGCCATAATTGCTCCTGCTAAATTCACACCTTCAGCATACCGCGCTTGGCAATAGGCGGCTTTCTGTTCGTCTTTCAATTCGCTGTTTGTGGAAAAGATCCTGGAGAGTATCCCATACTTCAAGTAGCACTGGAACGAAGCGGGGATTATCTGAATATACGTCGGATCGGTCGGGATGACATTCCCAATCATCGTCAGATTCCCAGTGGAGCATACCATGTCGGCATATACCCCATACCCAGGTCCGGTGGCTTCCAAGTATGGATTTCCAAGGGCTTCGGCAAACACCCCGTAGCCAGGAGTAGACGGATTTGCCTGGATGTCGAAGTCAACCGCGCCAGACGTGGAGGCGGGCACGCCATAGCCCTGATCGTAGGTGTAGGTCAATTCTCCTTCCACGTTTGGCATAGGGCTCAGTTGGATCTGCTTGACTGTAACCTCATCTTCTTTGAAGTATTGTGATTGATTGAACTGCGTCGGCCACAAAGGATCGGAATTGTCCAAATAGAACCCGCTCGTCCGGTTGATGTGCGTCTGTCCCGCAAGCGCTTCGTCAATCTCCCCCAGTTGATCGGGCTTCGTGTACGTGTCCACCCCGACAACGATGGGGACATTGAAGATCTTCTTGATGATCTGCGTCTTGCTCAAGAAGTCCATTACGACTTCATTGGCAATGGTGTAAAACTCGCTATCCGTTAGGAGGCCCAACTGGAATCCGCCATCCTCTAGCAAGATCGCGGCACACTGCCGGTAGAGGCCATATAGGATGGGGAAAAGGCGGGCCGGAAAGATTTCAACGAATGGTCCAGGAGGGGTACTGGTGCTAACGGTAGTACCCGCTCCTGATCCCCAAGGGAACGTATTCCATTCGCCGCTGTTCCAAGTTCCCATTATTGGTCGCACTCCACGGTCAGATTGACCACCGTTGCGCTAGCCGTTGCTTTGAGGTTGATCCCTACGATGTCATTTGCCGCCACTGCCGTCGTCCAGCCAGTCAGGGTGGTCGAATGTAGGGAATTATTCGACGCGATGGCGGGGGTAGCCGAGGCCGTGATTGTGTTCGAGATGGTCGGCAGACCCGTCCCGCTGGCGATCTTCCAGACATCCACCGTCGCCGTGCCCGTGTCCACGCTCATGTTCCATGCGCTGATAGTGCAGGAAAACGGAACCGTGAGATAGCCCGTCTGCCCAGACGTGAGCGCCGTCCCGGCCCCGTTGAAGGTGTACCCGAAGCCACGCGCGGTGGAAATGGGCGTCAGTGTCAGCGTACTGCCCGAAAGCGTGCCCTTCCATGCCCCAGTCGCGGCGGTGACCGGTAACTTCACTGTATAGGCTGACGTGGAGTCATCGACCGTCACCACAACCGTACTGGAGCTTGTTTTCCCGGTCAGATCGAGAATCCCAGTATTTGTGCTACCGACCGTCCCGAAGCCGCCTGGATTTTGCAGGACAGCAGACCCATCCAGATAGGCCGTGCTGGCGATGCCATTGCCCGCCCCGTCGCCCTTGATGAGATTCGTAGTGCTCGCGATGGTCGCACCGCCGCTACCTGAAGAACAACCACTAGTCGTCGCGCCATAGTTGCCGTCTGTACAGAGAGTCTGGCCAGCAGAGGAAGCGACTGTGCCCGCCAGCATAACCTTCGTATCGCCGATACCCTGCGGAGAAAAGTACGCGCCCCATCCATTTGCTCCAGTCACAGTGGGGAAATAGCCAGAGGTCCCCATTGTCTTAGGAGCTAAGTTACCAGACAGGAGCCAGCCTTCAAGCGCTTCTATTTCCTTTCGCATAGAATTGAAATTCCACGCGACCACGTAATTAGACACAGACGAAGAGGATGGATACTCACCAGCACTTGTCCCATCAAACCCTCTTCCTGCCAGATTGGGACACCCATTATAACCTACCGACAAAGTGTTCCCAGAGACATTACAAACCATCACGACCTCTGCGGTTCCACTTGTCCCGCTAGGTGGAGAGATTGTCAATAACATATTTGGAGAAATCCCAGTCGCGCTTGATACGATCACACTAGTACTGGTTGCCGTAAGGGGCAAAAAAAGGGTAGTTGAAACATTGTTGGCAGCTACGCCAATTTTACCGTCCGTAACCGCAGCGCTGGGGAATACGGCAGTCTGCCCACAAAGGGAAGAAGCGAAGATAAGCAACGCCAAGGCTATTTGTTTCATGCGCACTCCAAAAACTGATTCTTTGTATCCTGATTGCGGGCGGCTCCAATGCCCTCGCGTTGGCATTCCGCTGCCGCCGATGCCCAATTCCGGTTTAGAACAGCCGCCCCAAATCGTGGGAAAGCTCGAAAGCTCCCCAGGTTGAATACCATGTCGTAGAGGCCCAATTGCGCTGGCTCGGGATACGATTCAAACGCCGGGAAAGTCTGGATCAAGACAATGTAGAAGTGAGAAACGTCTCCCATCAGGAGATTGTCAATTGCGCTGTCTGCTAATATCAGGGACTTGTATTCCTGGTTACTGGACTTGACGAAATTCCATCCGTTGACAACATCCTCCTCTGATGCTGTGTCGAGATTTACGTCGGTAAACCCTAACTGTGTTGCAGCGCTGGACGAAAAAATCAGGTGCCCAACCCCCACGGTCACGTTCCCCGCTGTATCGGGATACATCCAAGCCTTGCGACCCTCGTGGGTAGAGAGCATGTCGATCAGTTTTGCCTTGAATTCGTCGGTCATGCTTTAGCCTGCTGGGCTTCCGGCAAGAAGTAGCGCGGTTGCGTCAGCCCCTTCCATATTGTCATCTTCTTGTTGACGGACAGGTACTTCTGATAGTCCGTCGATCCGTGGGCAAAGATAGTCGAAGATTCCTTCAGCATGAGAGTATGTGCCGCCAGAAAATCAACGGCGCTGGCGTACTCGTTGGGGAGATTAAGGATGTCCGTATCGGCCACCAATGGGACTGGCTCCATCACTCCAGTTACCCTGATGTCACAGCCACCAAGGGAATCAGCGGGGTAGATCCCGAACTTCGTCAGACCACACGGGACCCAATAGGAAACAGGAAGCCCAACACTGCTGGTTGTGTCTGCCGTCCAATTGGGATAAGAAGCGCCCAGTTGCCATAGCGTTGTCGGTTGAAGGTACATACCCTCAAAGGTGACGCGCAGGGGAATGAGGATCTGAGCGGGGGTG